TCAGAAGGCTCAGGAGATCCAGAAGGTCCAGTGGCACCTGTTGAGTCAGGTGGAGAAAGAGGATCTGCAACCGGAGCTCCTGGAGGTAATGCTGATCCTGGTTGTATAGGTTCTAATTCACCATCTTCATTTTCTTGTTGACTTGAAAATATTTCTGGATTTTTTTCTACAATATCACGAACGACTTCATTGTAATATTTATTATATTCTTTTTCGTAATCTTCAAAAATTTTCTTTAATGAATCGGCTTTAGACTGATATAAATCTGGATTTCTACTAGACCTAGCATCAGCTAAAGCATCTAAGGTTGTTAATATTCTTTGTAAAGAACTTTTTGCTTTACTTAAAATAGAAGATGTTCCACTCTTAATTTTTCTAACTTGTATTGGAAATTTTGATTCCCAAAATTTTAAAGCTCTACCTCTTTCAGTAGTAACATTATACCAAGCATCTGTTGTTGATCTTATAGCGTCTCTTATTCCTGAATTTTTAACTAATTTACCATTAATAAAAATATATTCGGCAGTTTTATCACCTGATTGTGAAGGACCCGTAGCACCTGTAGCGCCTGTATCTCCTCTTTGTTTTCCTTTTGTTGGTCTTTTTATATCAGCACCAATTTGACCAACTAAATCTTTGCTTTGTTCGTTTAATCCACCAAACAAAAATTCTTTATTAATTTCATCAATTTTTTTAGTTAAAGTTTGAAAATGATCTTTAGCAGCTCGAAGTATATCACTAAAGCCCTTTAAATCAACAGCTGTTCTTAAATATTCTCTTCTATTAAAATTGCTTTGTGCAGACTGTAATAAATCTTTTGCAGAAAAGTCTGTTATAGGAGCGCCATTACCTATTTGTTTTCCAGCAAGAACTGCCCTTACAGCATCGTCTTGCTCTCTAAGAGCATCCATGGTTTCTTTAAAAGATGGATTAAAAAATGCTTCAGCACCAGCTCCAAGTAAATTTGTTTTTTCTTTAAATCTTTGAAAATAACTACGCTCTATATCATCACCAATTGCTGTTTTTTTCATATTACACTCACGTCAAAAAAAATTTAAAAAGTTACACTTTATTATACTCAAATATAAATAGATTATATCAACTTATTACATTGGAGGAGGTGGTGCACCACCAGCAGCTTCACCTGGTAATGGCGGCTCTCCTCCCGGTGCCGCTCCAGGCGCAGCAGCGCCAGCTTCTGGCTCTGGAATCTCATCCTCTTCATTTAAAGATCTTAAAGTGTTTAAGTCCAATGCGGCTAATGCAGCTTTTTCTTTTTTAGAAATTTCAGACTGAATAGCTTCTTTACGCATCTTCCTAACTTCGTCTTCAAATTCAAGACCTAATGAACGGTAAAGTGTATGTAATGAAGCTCTTTTTGCTTCACCTTCACCTTGAGTTAACCCTGTTAATGCAGTGATATAATCTCCAGCATCAAAAAGTGACATGTGATTCCAATCAATTTCTGGAACTATGAGATGTTTCTCTCCACCAGAATAATCATAAAATCCCTGTATTTTAGATATAGGTGCAAATATTTTTCTTTTTAACCATGCGCCCATCATATTTCTAAATTGCATATAACGTTGCCTTAATACATCTAATGCTACACCACCGTTAGCATATGTAGTATCAGCTCCGCCATCCATTAAAACAGAAGGTACTTGTAGCCCTACATAAATTTCTTTAATTAATTGAGTGATATCTTCGCCTATCGCTAAGATACCGCTACCATGACCGACTCTTTCAACGGCTACGCCTTCATGAGTAAAAACTTTAAAATCTTTATCATATTGAGCCTCTTCAAATACATTTCTCCAAGCCTCAAGATCGGCAAATGTTGGTTTAAAATCTGCCGAACCAATTTTAACTAATGTTAATGGATTAATCATATTATCAGCTTGAGCATATTTACTCTCTCTTAATTTATCAAAAAGCATAAGCTGTCTAAATATACAAACTGGTAATCCTGTTCCACGTATTTCATAAGGGCTAATTCTTCTTGCTAAATGAGAGACTTCAAAATTATCTAGCAAAATATTATCGCCTTTACGTACAGAATCGATAACATGCTGATTAAGTTGTTTTCTTTGTTCAATGTCAGATGGTTTATTTGAATTTACAATCTTTTTTAAATTTTCATCAGCCCTTAACATAATTACAGGCTCATTAGCTACAACTGTACGCTTAACAACCATATAATCAGGGTTTTGAATTAATAATCTGCTCCATTTACCTCTGCTCTCATCTAACTCTGCATAAATAAATGACTCTCCAAGTAGCCAAAATTCTTGAGCAATTTGAACGCAAATGTTCATTAAATCTATTTCCTCAATCATTTCGTTGAAAAATCTTTCAACTTCTTTATTTGGGCATTTAATATTTAATTTACTAATAGGATATGTACTATGTAAATTGATAGCATTATGAACAAATGGATTTAAAGCATAAAAACTTCTACACCAAGCATTAATTGTAGCGCGGTCTCTTGGTAAATTAAGATTGCTATTTAACCATAGTGGAGAATAAACTTCTGGAGTTTGTTTTACAGTGTCTCCACCCCCTCTAAACCCTCCCCCTCCACTTAATACTTGTCCTACTTTTTTAAATCCAACAGAAGCTACAACATTAGAATTTTGAGTAGATGAAGCTTCTTTAGGAGCAGGACTACCATCTCTAAATAAACCATTCTCTACTTCTGAGGCTAAAGCCTCTCTTCTAACTTGAGAAACCCCCTGAGCCATAAGCGCGCTTACTTGTGGTAATGGAGATTTACCCTGTATATATTGTTCAGAGTTAGATGGTCCAACCCAAATTTTACTATTTTTCTTAAATGCTGACATGTAGCCTCTTTATTCAAATTTCTTTTTATTATGCTTTATAAATAATATATATCTTTTATCATTATCACAATTTACATATTTCTTTTTATATACCCAGTAGTTATAAGAGGCTTATCTCTTTCTTTAAATAATTGATTTCTTAAAGCTGGATTTGTATTTGTAAATCCCTTTGTTATTAAAAATTTATATGCCAAATAAGCATTTAATAAAGCCATAAAACCATCATTAGGCGTACTACCTTTTATATAATGAATGCTAGGATCTCCGCCTCGAGAAATTGATGGTTTAATTTCCATACTTGCACAATGCTCGATTAACCATGCAATTTTTTCATAATCTCCAAAAGGAAATTTTATCATGCCTTTTTTCATTTGCTCATAAAGCTCTCCAATATAATGATCTCTTTCAAAGACTAATTCTTTTGGATAAGATTCTGTATTAAATTTTACATAGTTATTTACTTTATTATGAGCGCGAGATACGATATACCTGTCACCATAAGTAGAGTGCATTATTTCAGAAAAATCATTTGAATAACCAATATCTCCTATAGCCAACTGTATACTATATTGTCTCATTAATTGATCAATAATGCCTTTTTTACTTTCAAAATCATTTCTTTTAAATTTAGTAGCAAACTCTATAGAAAGTAAATTTGGACCTTTAGCAGTTAGTACAACGGCTGTACTGTAAGATTGTCCTGCAACTTTAGAAGTTTCTGGATTAGCTAATTGCTCTAAATCTGCTCTAGCACCATAGTCTACCCCAAGAACTACAATAGATTCTTCTCCTGGAGATATTCTTGCTCTAAATTTTCTACCTATATCAGAACAATGCTCTCTTATTTCTTCTGGAGTTATAGGGCTAGAATCTCCTTGGAAAAATTCTCCTAGTACTTCATTTTGATATACTCTCTCGGTATTGACGGGGTGTATACCGGGCTTTTCATTAACTAAATCTTCTTTTGTAAAAAGAGGCATGTATAACTGGCTAATATGAAAGCCAATCATTTTACAGTCTTCGTCCTCTTCTGACTTTAAAGCTATCCATTTACCACGCTCAGCAGCGTCTCTTTTATCTTGCTCAAAACCACAATGAGTGCATTTAACAATAAAACCTGTAATCCATATTTTCTCCCAGTCATCAGATCCTGGAGTGTATAATGGAAAATGTTTTTTGCATTTTTCACAGCCTAAATAATAATATTGCTGAGATGAAGCCATCCATCTCTTGTAGAAACCAGATCCTTTTTTACGAGGAGTTCCAAAAAATACCTGAATTCCCTTATTTCCATATTTTGCAGTTGTCAAAATTTTTAAAGCATTACCTATAGCTTGATCTGTTGTTTTTTGAACCTCATCAAAAAATATACAGTCCGTCGTATTGTGAGTAGCAACGCACTTTCTTGTTATTAAAAATAAATGAGAAGGGCTATCAACGGTTAAACATCTCATAGGCTTTGAATCAATTCTTTCTACCTTAACAATAAATCTATGAGAGCTTTTAGTTGAAATTTTTGATTTTATTCTATTTAATTTTCTTTCCATTCTAAATACAGGTAAATCTGTAATAAATCTTACCCTGTATTTATTTTGGTATTTTTTATCATATCTCCAGCTTTCTCTTTCATAAAAATAAGCTTTAATTCCAAGGCTAAGAGCCAGTTCATAAACTTGATTAGCTAAATTTTTTCTTACTTGTACAAATTCAATATTACCATTTTTATCGCAATGACCATCAGTATCTAGCAATCCTTGCAATAGAGATAATCTTTGATTAAAAGATGCTTGCATATAAATATCTGGAATATGCTTATCATATAAATATTTCTTTTTATTATGACTAGTTTTAAGAACATTTATTTGTCTTAACTTAGAAGTTAAACCTTTAACTCGATAAGCGCAAGATTTTGAAGGTTTAGAGCTAAAAGAACCAAAATGATTAATTGAAGATTTTAAAACCCAATGCTCATAATTATTTAAAATTTCTGGATCAGCAGATTCTATTTTTCCGCTAGCATCTCCATCTCCTAACCACAAACCAAGCAAATAAGGATCAACCGGCAATTCTTTTTCTAAATAATTTAAAGGTTTAGTGCAAGGTATTGAATGATTTGACTCGCCAGCATATCTTTGAGTTTCAAATATTTCTTTAGTATTTCTAATTGATGGATTTCTTTTTTTATTTCTTTCTTTTTTTGTGTACGTTGACCAAAGATGATCAGCACAAGCGTCTACTTGTGTGCCATCATCAAATGTAATTCTGTATGCTTCAGG